CCAGTAACCCATGCATCAGTTGTTAATGCATCAAAAGTTAAAGTATTTGTTCCACCTGTTGTATCTACTCTTTGAACGTAAGCTACTCTTGTTCCTGGTGTAGCTGCTGGTAAAACCATTGAACAAGCTGCTGCGCCTGTAAAGTTTACCGTGCTAACTTGGTCTGCTGGTAAAGCAACCCCTGAACCTGCAGAAACTGCAGCGTGAGTCATACCAACGAAATCAAATTTAACGTTTAGATAGTTAGTTGTAAATGCACCTGTTGTTGCATTTTTTGTTACATGCTGGTATCCGGCTTCTGATCGTACCGGTCCCGAAAATGTAGTATTTGCCATATTATTATCCTCCTAGTTTCCGAATACTGTCTCTAGGCCGTCGACTATACTCGTCAGTATTCTAATTAATTGTATAGTGATTAATATATACAGTAGTTTTTAGTAGAGTGCAAGAGAGCCTGTAGTGTGGAGTGGATTTTTCCAACGATGTAGCTTTTTATTAAGTAGCTACAGAAACTTGTGGAGCAACACCTTCTATAGTGTTTTGTTTGTGAGCAATAGCTGCTTCTTGCAACTTTATGTCAGTAATGACTCTTTTAACTTTGTCATCAATTCTGACCATTTCAAGAGTATATCTACCGTTAGATAGATGCTCTTGTTCCCACTTCAACTCCAAGGACCTTTTTTGTTTGT